AGTTGGATAGGGACAGCCATCTCCGTACTAATTTTAATCTGCACGGCACTACTTCTGGTCGTCTTAGCAGTTCCGGCAAATTAAATATGCAACAAATACCTAGAGACAATCCTATTGTTAAAGGGTGTATAAAAGCAAAAGAAGGCCATCAGATAGTTGCAATGGACTTGACAACTGCTGAAGTTTATGTAGCGGCAATATTAGCCAAGGATAATAAGCTACAAAATGTATTTAGACAAGGCGGTAACTTTCATAGTACAATCGCTAAGACAGTATTTCACTTACCTTGTGAAGTGGAAGAAGTAGCAGAGTATTACTCTGTTAAAAGACAAGCAGCTAAAGCTGTTACTTTCGGTATTATGTATGGCGCAGGCCCTCATAAAATATCACAACAAGTCACAAAAGACTCAGGAACCTATTTTAGTCTAAATGAAGCTCAAGAAGTGATTAACGATTACTTTGGCGAGTTCTCTAAACTAAAATACTGGTTGGAGAATATGAAAGATGAAATTCAACGTAAAGGATATATCTATTCTATTTTTGGGCGTAAGCGTAGGTTGCCTAATGTATTTAGCAGTGATAAGGGAGTTGCCTCCCACGAAGTACGAAGTGGAATTAATTTCCTCGTGCAATCAACTGCTTCAGACATAAACCTACTGGGCGCAATAGAAATGAATAAGCATATAAAAGAACATGACCTAAAAAGTCGTATCTTTGCTCTTGTTCATGACTCTATTCTAGCAGAAGTACCTGAGCATGAAGTCGATTACTATTGTGATAAACTAAAATACTTTATTCAGAAGCCTAGGGAAGGCTGTGTAATAGATGGAGCCCCCATCGGATGTGACTTCGATGTGGGAGAGGATTATAGCTTTGGAAAATTCCAAAAAACATACGGACAGGTGGGAACATAGATGGAAATGGTTTTACGAAATAGTCGGCGTTATAACGTGTTGCTTGATAGCAAGTAACATAATTTTAACATGGTTATCGCAGATTTAACATTTCCACTCTTTATTTTGCCGCAAGATACAGACATTGAAGAAATCGATGGGATTCTATTCGCCGATGGAAAATGTTTAGATGATAAAAACACAGCAGGCTCAACATTAGGTAAAAGAAGATTACGTACTCCTTATCCTAATATATACCCTTTGAATAAAGCGGTGCATGATATTCCTTCTTTATTAAAATCTTCTGCTAAGAGATTTATAAATGAACAGGGACAAGTTTTTAACTATGAGAAATCTCGTATGGTTCCATTAAAGTATCATTTTATAAAGAAAATAAGAACTAAAGAAACAGCAAGTTTGGTATGGATCGAGGACATTAACTTCCCTTTTGAAGTGCCAAGACCACCCGATGCCAGTATGACATGTGCAGGTATATTATATGAGCGCAGCCATCCGTGGTTGTTATATGAATTTTCAGAACAAATGAAAAAGGACACAAAACGAAAAATATGAATATATTTGTTTTAGATACAGATATTGATAAATGTGCAGAATACCATGTAGATAAACACATTGTAAAAATGCCTTTAGAAGCCGCACAGATGCTATGTACTAATCACTGGGTGGATAAGTATTTAGGGTATATTCCAAGAAAGCTCACATCAGAAGAGTGGGCCGTATTGAAGGAGGCAAAGAAAAATGAAGAAAGAGACTTCCCTTATCTCCCTACCATGTATAACCACCCTTGTACTGTCTGGGCTCGTACTAGCTTGGATAATTATGAATGGCTATATTGCTATGCATTGGCTCTCAATAATGAATATGGATACCGATACGGAAAAAGCCATAAATCAGTGCACAGTGTTATACTCAAGTTACCAGACCCACTATGTTTACCTAGAGAAGGACTTACTCCTTTTGCACAGGCTATGCCAGATGAACTTAAAGGACAAGATGCAATAGCAGCATACCGTAGATTTTATCATGCTGATAAAGCTACTTTTGCATCTTGGAAATATCGAGAAAAACCACCTTGGTGGATAGAAAATGAAGCTAATTATGAACAAAGGATTACGAGATAGTTATGAAAGCTGTAGTATCTGATAAAATTTATATGAATATAGATCCTGCCACTCAGGAGATTATAGATAAAGAATTGACATACTCTATACCATCTTATAATCCTATGGATCCCCCTACAATAATTAAGAACATGGGCATTATTAAGAAAGGTATGATAACAGTTCCTTCTGGTCGATTCGATTTAATACCTGAGGAGTATGAAATATCGGATAAAAGAATGCTTGCGCCGATGGACTTCCCAGATTTTCGCTACGAGTTACGTGCGAGTCAGAAAGAGGTTTATAACGCAATCGAAGACAACTGTATAATTAACGCTTGGGTCAGTTGGGGTAAGACATTTACGGGTTTAGCAATTGCAGCTAAACTTAAACAGAAAACATTAGTAATAGTACATACAGTAGCATTAAGAAGTCAGTGGGAAAAAGAAGTAGAAAAAGTATTTGGAATTAAACCTGCCATAATAGGTAGTGGTAAGTTTGACCTAACAGGTCCAATTGTCATAGGCAATGTCCAAACGCTCACAAGGCGAGTGCCCGACATAGCTAATGAATTCGGGACAATCATACTTGATGAGATGCACCATGTATCGTCTCCGACGTTTAGGAAAATTATTGATAAGTGTCGTGCACGGTACAAGATTGGATTGTCAGGAACAATTGAGAGAAAAGATGGAAAGCATGTCGTGTTTAGGGATTATTTTAGCCCTACAGTTTATGCTCCACCTAAAGAAAATTATATGCCACCTAGAATAAATATCATTCATTCGGAGATACGATTCTTAGACGGTGGAGGGACTCCTTGGGCGAAGAAGATAAATCATTTAGCATATAATGAAGAGTACCAACATGAGATAGCTATCATCGCTGCAAGCTATGCTGCAAAAGGTCACAAAGTTTTAGTAGTAGGAGATAGAGTAGAATTTTTAAAGAAGTGTGCCAATCTAGTGGGAGATAGTGCAATTGTGATAACAGGAGAAACTCCACACGAAGAAAGACCCGCTATGATGGAGTTGATAAACAAAGACAAAAATGTATTATTCGGTACACAATCGATATTTTCAGAAGGTGTGTCGTTAGATGCACTAAGTTGCCTTGTGCTCGGTACGCCTGTAAATAATGATCCATTATTAACTCAGCTAATTGGTCGAGTAATAAGGATTAAAGAAGGTAAAAAAGATCCCGTAATTGTGGATATAAATCTTAGAGGAAATACTGCTAGGAGACAAGCTAACAATCGTACAGGATACTACCTTAAGCAAGGGTATGAAATCAAAAACATATAGAAAAATAGTTCTTGACATTTATTCCAAAATTTGAGATAATATATGACACTATTTAATTGGAAAAAGATTCTAAAGGATACAGGTGGGAAAACCAAGGACATACTTGCAGTAATGCACTGGCTAACCTTTAAGCAAATCCCACAAAGTAAAAAAGATATATTATTTAGATATTTTGAAAGAAACTATGTGGGAGACTCATTCTTAGTAAATGCAGAAAGACTCTTTCACGAAAGACATAATTACGATATGGCTGAAGTAATGCAGTATTTTCATTTAGCAAGTTATCGTAGTTTTGTAAAGTATGTTCACGAGCATACTGTAACACTAGACTTCTTTCACATAGAAGTGGAAGAAGACGCAATCGACAACAACAGACTACTTACTTTAGAGGATGGTTTCATCCACTTTAAGTATGAAGACGCAAGGAGAAAAATATGGCTCTAAAATTTGGAGACGCCAAGGGTTCAGCCCAAAAATCATCGCTGGTACAATATCAGTATGTAGACGGAGACAACAGTGTACGACTAGTAGGAGATATACTTCCTAGATACGTTTACTGGGTAACTGGAGACAATAACAAAAACATTCCAATGGAGTGTTTGGCATTTAATCGAAACTCTGAGACTTTCGATAATGCAGAAACAGATTGGGTCAGGAAGTTTCACCCTGAAAAGAAATGTGGATGGGCATATGCTATTCAGTGTGTCCACAATGGAGAAGTTAAGATTCTTAATCTTAAAAAGAAACTTCTTGAGCAAGTTATGCTCGCAGCAGACGATTTAGGTGATCCCACAGATCCAGAAACTGGATGGGATATTAACTTTAAAAGAGTTAAAACTGGGCCTAATGTATATAACGTTGAGTATCAACTACAAGCCCTAAAATGCAAAGTTCGTGCATTAGACAAAAAAGAACAAGCACTAATAGAAGGCTTAAAGTCTATGGAAGAACTTCTTCCACGACCGACTGCCGACTCTCAAAAAGAGTTTTTAGAAAACGTTAGCAGAGGCTCTTCAGAAGTACCTGCGGAAGCCGAAGAACTGCTTAAAGAGGATTTACCTTACTAATGAAGATA